AATAATCTTTCAAACAAGTTTTAATATCCTCTAAAATATCGTTTCGTGTTGACATTAGCTATCCTTGTATGCTTTATTTATAGCCAATTGTATCAAATTTTCTATGCTAGGTTTTGCTTGATCAAAAGCCGGTCTTAGATAAGGACGAGCAGGGATTCTAGACCCCGGATGGCTTACTTTTCGAATGCTCATCCAAATTCCTTTCTTTTTCCAAAAGAAAACTAATCTAGGCTTATTTCTAGCTTCAATAGGATGTGGTTTAGTAATACCCCCTAATTCATGAATACGAGCATAAATTACTCCTGATACGCCTAAAACACCTGAAGCAAATACTTTTGGATCGCCCCCAGTCCCAGCCAGAATTCCTAAAACTCTACTTCTCAAAAGCCCCGTTTTTACCGCTAATTTTTCTGGACGAGGGCCAGATAAATATTGAGTTTTTGATATTCTTTCTGCTATTAGCATTCCATCTTTTAAAGCTCTAATAACGTTAGATTGAATCAAAGGAGGTAATCTAGAAATAGCACTAGTCCCCGGAGGGAGAACGAATTTCAGTTCGAAAGAGTTTGCCATTTTCTGCGCCTTTCAATTTAGATCAAGAGAATAACAAATTTCATTTCCAAAAGAAAATATTTCTTTTACTTACTACGAATTTAGTATATACTAATATCATGTTAACAGCCACCAAAATCCGCATCTACCCGTCCGCTTTGCAAGAAGAATCTCTTGCAAAAGCGTTTGGTTGTGCTAGATGGCTTTGGAATAATAGCCTTGCAGAAACCCAAAAAGTTTATCAAGAAACGGGGAAAGGTTTTAGTCAGTTTGGATTGACTTATCGTCTTCCTAAACTTAAAGAAGAGTATCCTTGGCTTTCTGAAACACATAGTCAGGTGTTGACATCCGTTTGTCTTCATATGTCCCGAGCTTTCATAAACTTTTTTGAACGTCGAGCAAAGTATCCTAAATTCAAATCTAAAAGAGGAAATCAATCTATTCAATACCCACAAAGCGTTAAAATTGTAGAAAATAAAATTTACCTTCCTAAAATTGGTTTGGTAAAAGCCATCATTCACAGAGAAATCATAGGTAAAATCAAAACTGTTACGATTAGTCGTGTTCCTTCTGGTAAATATTTTGCTTCTATTCTGACGGATAATGGGGTTCCCATTCCTTCTCCTTCTTTTGAAGGAAAAGTTATTGGAATTGATGTTGGTTTGAATCATCTTGCTATTACTAGTGATGGGGCTAAATTTGATAATCCTCGCCATCTTTTGAAGGCTGAAAAGAATTTGAAAAGGAAACAGAAAAAACTTTCTAGAAAAATGAAAGGAAGTAAATCTAGAAACAAAGCCAGAATTTTGGTAGCTAAGGCCCATGAAAAGGTTGTTAATTGTAGGAAAGATTATCTCCATAAGATTTCTCGACGGCTTGTTGACGAAAACCAAGTCATTGCCGTCGAGGATTTGCATGTTAAAGGTATGATGAAGAATCATAAACTTGCTAAGGCTATCAGCGATGTAGGATGGGGAACTTTGGTTGAATTCCTCCGTTATAAAACTGAGAGGGTAGGAAAAGGTTTCATCAAAGTGAATCGTTTCTTCCCCTCTAGCAAAGCTTGCTCCGTCTGTCTTCATGTTCAATCTGAGATGCCTCTTAACATTCGTTCTTGGCGATGCGATAGGTGCAAGACCTTGCACGACCGCGATGTCAATGCCGCTAAGAATATTAGAAATGAAGCCCAAAGAATGATCGCGGCGGGGATCGCCGTGACTGCCGGTGGAGGCACCGTCAGCCAAGGCAGAGGACGTAAGTCCTCTGTCCTTGCTAGTGCTCGTGAAACCGGAAATCCTATGTTGAAGCGACGAAAGTTGCTTCATTTAGGGTAATACACTGTAGGCATCTAGAGCTATCTTAGTTTGAGAAAGAAGAGCACCAATTTCAAATGTTACACTACCCCCATTAGGAAGGGATCTACTAGGAACCCCTAACCCTCCACTAGGACCCTCTTTCAATTTTCTAGCTACCAATTCAATACAAGCCTGAGTTATAGGACCGGGAATGGTAGAATACCCACCAGTATAAGTAACTTTTACCGCTCCCGGAGATCCTCCAATATCATAATCAAATTTAAGGATACCATTTTCAGTATCTACAAAATAATCATCGGAGTCGATTAAATCCGTACTGGCATAAGACCTATCCCAACTATCCCAAACTTGAACTGCCGGAGAAGATGCTACAGGGAATCTATTAAGAAATACTTTATTTGATCCACCATCGTGGTACTCTGTTACAGCTGCCTGAGTAAAAGTTCTATTACAATATTCATTGATAAATTCATCGCAGAAACCGATCAAAGCGTCAATTAAATCATCCTTACTAATTTCAGAAGTCTTAATTTCCAAATATGCTTTAACTTGTACTTTAGTGGCATAAGGCATTTCTATTCTCCTCCAATCCTGCTCGGATAGAGTTGACTAAAGTTTCAGCAGAATTTTCCCACGTAAATCTACTTTTTATCCGATGACTTGCTAATCTTCCTTTTTCCAAGGCATGCTTATAATTATTTTTAACAAAAACCATATTCTCTACTAAATCAGCTACATCAGGGAAAGCCGCTTCCACCTTACCCATATCCCCGTATATCGGAGAGGTCATGTCCATCAACCCTAATTTATATTTCAAAGGGTATCCTACTTTTTTATCAAAGAAATCTAGCACCCCACTAAATCCCGTGGCTATGCAAGGAAGTCCCGTCGCCATGGCCTCTGCCAACGGCAATCCGAATCCTTCACCGCGAGTTGGCCAAACAAAGCAATGGGCATCTTGATAAATTTTTATCATTTCCTCCTTAGTAGCGATTCTACTGTCTAAAATAACGTTTCCCTTTTTTTGAATCGTCACGTTAGGAACACGTGTTGTTTTTATATATAACTCTATTTCTGGATTAGAAGCGAGACCAAGTTTCCCCCAAACGTAGATAAGTTCTTGATATCCTTTCCTTGGATTCGGAGCACCTATCCATAAGTAACGAAATTTTTTTGGGTTCCTTTTTCGGAGTACAAATCCAAAATCTTCTTCTACTCCATGCGGAACTACCCAAATTTTATCTTCTGGAAAATGGGGTGAAAAAATACCTTTTACAAAATTACTAGGAACTAAAATGAAGTCCGCTTTCTGAATTTTCTCTGCATACATTTCATGAAGACGGGTCGCTTCGAACATCGTAAAAAGAAAGGTGGGTTTATCTGGACGGGAATTGAATACTTCTGGAGTGGTGATATATAAACATGCATCTGCTTCATCTATAGTACCAACTATTATTACATCATCCCTCATTTCAGTATATTTACGAAGCATGGTATTATGGGTGCGGTAGCCGAATAAGTTTCCGACGTTTTTATCAGTTGTTACCGTTCCCCAGAAAAGTTTTAATGGATTCAAGTTACCTCCGGTCGAAAATGAGTTATACAGTACCCAAATTTTTCTTTAGATAAATATAAAATTTTGAATCTAGGATCTTTTTCTATTTTTTTCAAATTTGTATAATGCTTTACGTGAAAAACATCATCTAATGCAATAATACATTCCTTCTTTAAAACGGGAATCAAAGTATCGAATTCGATCCCTCCTATATGACCACCACTATCAAGAAGTACCAAATCAGGAGATTGACTTAATTTTCCTAAACAAGTTAATAATACTCCTTCTGGAACATTATCAAAGTTAGTTTCTTCGAAGTAACGATCAACTCTAGTTTCTTTACTATGGTCGATATAGACTTCTTTGGGCCATTCTTTATCCAAAAAATTCTTCTTAATTTCATCTTTATTTGGAAGTTGTTTTCTGAATATAGATAATCCGTTTATCAACATCACGTAATCTAATAAACCCATATCTCTAAGATGGATATATGCAGATCGAAAATATTGAGGATTTACTTCTATTGAGTAAAATTTTGTAGAGTCAATATTAAAATCTCTCAAAGCCGATGCTATTACGGTGGTAGTACCTTTGCCCAAATACGTCCCAGTTTCTATAATTTTCTTAGGCTTAACATCTTGAATAACTCCTCGCAAAGTCTTACCAAAAGTTGATAGAGCATCGACCATCATTAAATTCATTTGATTTCAACCTTTCTACCTAAAACAATTGATCCCATGGATTTATGATTCAATAACATCGTTTTCACTACTTCCCAAGTTTTAGCTACGTCGGGGTAAGATGCATGAGTATAATCATGAAAAGCCATTACCCCTTCATTTTTTACCCACGGATAAACCAAAACGAACTCGTTCAGAACACTTGGGAGACAATGAGAAGTATCATTAAATACCATATTTATTTTTATTCCCCCGGTCAACTTTTCCCAATCTCGTAAAATATCTCCAGCATATCCTCTCAACGGAATTACATTTTCAGAAAGTCCAAATTTATTTATCGTTTCCTTCCAACTAGTAAACCAAGATTCTGTTCCCCAAAGATCTATGCAGTAAACTTTTCGTTTAGTTCCTAAGCAAGGAAATCCCAAGGATACTGAAGACTTTCCCAAATAACTACCCATTTCAACTATAACGCCATCTTCAGGCATTTGGGCAGACATATTAAAAAGAAATTCATCCTCCCCCGGAAATAAAAGGCCCTCTACGGAAGATATTCTATCCTTAAAATCAGCATAATGGGGAACCAAATTTAGATCCTCACTTTCTTAAATCTATTTTCATCTTTAAAAGCATCTAAAAGTTTTTCTTCTTTCAAAAAGAAAAATATTAATAATGGCCTATCTTTCAAGGGAAGTTGATTATCTAAATTTATCAATCTCCTTTTCTCCTCATCTACTTTCCCTGCATTAATATTATCAATATTATGTCGTCCAAAATGAACGGAAGCATACGTTACTACAAAGTTTTTAAATCCGTAAGCTAGACCTATTTTAACTAATTCGTGGGATGAAAAACCAAACATATAATTTCCCGTTGGTTCAAAATTATTGAAATGATAACGGGGTTCATTATCCCCACTCGGTTCTATCAAAATAACTCCCTTTTTCGCCACACGAAACATTTCATAAAGCCCAAGATATGGTTTAGACATATGATGAAGAGATTCTTTTATAAAAACAAAGTCAAAAGAATTATCTTCAAAAGTTAACGAATTCATATCTTGGTTTGAAAACTCATCTACTAGTCCCATACTGTGCGCCAATTCTATAAGACAAGGTTGCCAATCAGAAGCGTGAACTTTATGACCAAACCCAAATCTTTTTATATGAATAGCTTCTCTCCCGCAGTACCCATCTCCCAAAGTAAGAAAAGTAGATGGAGGTATATTTTGAAAAAATTCCTTAATTTTATCTATGCAATCTGTGTGCAAGAAGTACCATATACTATCGGGATTAATAAGTCCATCCCAAGCCTCTGGTCCTTTTTCTAACATTTCTTTGTACTTATTAACATGCCAAGTTTTCTGAGAAATATCTATATTATTCATAACATCCATTCGCCTGGGTAAAGTAATTTTTCTCCATTATAATCACTCCAATTTTTCACTAAAGCATCTCCTGCCCATGGTAAAAATTTACGAGGGTTAATTTCTTCTCCATTAGTATTTTGCATCTTTTTCCAATTGTTTATAGCCCCTGAATAACCATAATAAATTTCCTTAAATTCAACTTGTTTATAATCTACATAGGCAAAATGTTGAAAAGAGATTCCATTTCTTAACGTATCATCTCTAGATATAAATTTTTCTCTGCCCCAATCTTTTCCATCTTTATCCACTAACGTCGGAGGCTCATGTTTTTTCCAATGAAATCCTTTGTAAAATCTAAATACTCGTAACCAATCTTCCGGTAAAGTAGCCCAAGTATTCATAGATGCTACATATTTTTTTGGACCTACGAAATAATGACAATATACATAAGCAGCCATCTTTTCTTTATCATCTTTAAACATTTTTATCATTCTATTTATGCTTTTTAAATCCCAAAATTCATCTACATCTACTTGCCAAAGTATACAATTATCTGGTAAATATGAAATAGGGGCGTTAACCATATCCACTTTACCATCCCAAAAATTACCATTTCCTTTCCTATATACAGAAATCTTATTTGGGAATAATTGTTTTAATAAATCTAAATATTCTGTAGTGCCGTCATTACTCAATCCATTATTATGAATTTTATCTACTATCTTACCACCTAATGCTATTGACCATTGGGTATCATACTTTAAATCTGCTACTCCCTCTACAATATGCCAATGCCAATCAAACGGAAGGGATTGCAACATTCTTATATGGTATCTTATGAAAGGCATTCCATTCAAAACTATAGTAAAGAAATGTAAGGGGCAATCAGAATTTTTTTTAAAATCTAAAGAAGGAGGTTTAGGAGAAGGGATTTTTCCTATTAAAACACCATCCCAAAAATGTTTTTTAATATCAAATGGTAATCTATTTCCACTGCCCCCTACCATTCCTGCCCATTTATGAAGAGTTTCCAAAGAGTGTTCAGTAGTATTATAAAATACATCATCCGTATCTTCCCAATATGAATCCCCAATTCGATCTTCTAGTTGCTTATAAACTTGAGTCCCCGGAAGAACGTATAAAACGGAGGAACTGGGGGAATCCGTCAAGGGAATTTTATTTAAAAAATTACAAGTCTCTTTTATAGTTTGTTCCGTTTCCCCTGGGTATCCTACCATGGTAAAAGCCCCAGTAGTCATTACATCTTTATATTTAGTGCATAAATTATACGTTCTTTCAATTTGCTGAAAGTCTATTTTTTTATTCATAGATTGAAGAATTTCTTTAGATCCAGATTCTATTCCCCAACAAATATGACGACACCCAGCTTCCACCATGGCATCTAACATTTCGGAGGAAACCGGGTGAACCCTTCCATGAGCGGCCCAAGTTAAATTAAATTTTCTGTCTATCATGCCTTGACAAATTTCTTTAACTCGTATTTCTGATAAATTAAAAGTATCGTCATGAAAAAATAACTTTTTAATTCCATAAAGATCTATTTGTCTTTCAATTTCATCTAAAACTCTTTCTACGGAATGAACTCTAATTTTTTGTCCCCAATAATGACTAGTAGAGCAATAATTACAACGAGCGGGGCATCCTCTAGAAGTTATGATACTTCCCATCTTACTATCTCTTATTATTTGTTCTGCATAACTATAATCAGGAAAAGGAAGATCATCTAAATTATCTATTGGAATAACGGAAGGATTAATAGCAACTTCGTTTTGAAAATCTAAATAAGATAATCCACGAATATTTTTCAAATCTATTTTTTCTTCTAAAGCATTACATAAATATCGAAGGGTATTTTCTCCTTCTCCCATAACTACATAATCTGCCCCATAATTTTTAATCATTTGTTGAGGAAAATACGTAGCGTGAACTCCCCCAAGCACTACGGAAGATTCTGGAAGAATACTTTTTACCAATTGAATAGCTTTACGAACTGCTCCACGATTAAAAGTAGAGCAAGTAAATCCTACAACGTCGGGGCGAGAATTAGCCAAAATTTTAGGAAGAATATCATCTACATGACGTTCTTTTTGAAAGTGTATAGATGATACATTTCTATCTCTTTTCAACGAAGAAGATAGATAGCCTACCCCCAAAGGATAAAGGGGCCAGTCTCCGGTATGTAAACCCGGTAATGAAACAAGTAGAGTACAGTTTGATTTGTTAGATTTAACACGAGGAGCTTTAATCTTAGTGGCTTCCTTTTCACCTTCCCAATTGATTTTCGGAACAGCCATTTTTAACGTTCTTCCAAAATAATTACCTAAAGGTTGAAAAGTTCTCCTACCTACAGCAAGCCCTAATTGATTCACTAAATGAGCTATGCAACTATCTGTACAAAGAACTTTAGAAGCTCTTTCAATTATTCCGATCCAATCAAATACCGTAAATCCAGAAACAGGATTGATTTCTACGGAGTCGTGTTCATCAAAATCTACTTTACCTTTAGAACCAATAGAATGGGTAATTACATAATTTTCCTTGTATAACAAATCCAATTTCTTTTGCAGATCTAATTCCTTTTGAAAATTTCTATTTATGATAAGATTAAATCTTTCCTCAAAAGGAACTTTAGCTTCTTTATATTTCCATTCATCAAAAGACAATCCTGATGATTCCCACTCAGATTCATCCCTACCAAAACCTATGCCTAAATCCACTATATTGGTAATTTCTCTATTTTTCAAAATAAATTTAGATTTTTTATAAGAACCAGATAAACCAGATTCTATATCAACTACTTCTACATAATTTATATAATCAAATAAAGAAACATATTCAGAAGCAACGGGCCAAACCACTCTATATCCCAAATCATGGCACCATTTAGCTATAGGAAGAACGATAATTATATCGCCAATTCTTCCTGGTTGAATCAACCCTAGTAATTTTTGTCTTTCTTTAATGGTTGCACCATCTGCCTCTTTAAACCAATTAAAAGAATGACGAGTGGTCTCATCTACTCCAGATTCTATTAATTGTTTTCTATTAAATCTAGATTCTTTATCATCCGCCGTCCAAACTTGTTGATGTAAAGCGTGGTTTATTTCACCATATCGAAGATCTACTTTATCCTTACCATACTTTTTAAAACACCAAATAGCTAATCCATCATCCCAAGATGATCCTCCTATAACCATATCTTTTACATTTTTTATGATATCTTTCACTACAGATGCTTCTGCTACAAATCCATCTTTACCACAAAATACTTGATATTTTTTATTTAAATTTCTAGGAGATTCCTTTGTAGATCCTTCATATTCCCTTCGATGGTGAAAAGCAATCTTTTTCCCAACATCTGGTAAAAGACTGGTAATAGAAGTTCCTGAAGGGAGAATGATATCGGAATTAAAATATCCATAATATTTTTCATTTGGAAATAATTCTACCATTTTAGATAAAATGTCTATCAAATATGGTTGAGTTTTATTATTTAATCCTTCTGAATTAGAATTTTTATTAGTAAATAATTGACTACAGACCCCAGATCCCGGAGGGATAACTGCCTCATCAGTTAAAATAAAAACAACCTCTGGATAAATCCAACTATTTATAGCCCTTTGAATTCTATCTCCTCCATTATAATAGGGGATAGCTACTTTTATAGAAGTGTCAGAAGATTCAAAAGAAACTTTTCTTCTTTTTATCAAAGGAGAAACAGAAATAGGAACTGAAATATATTTGGATTCTTCTTTTTCAGGACAATTTTTTATTTTAGATAAACAAACCGCTTCCACCGTTTCTAAAATTACCCATCCGCAATTAGGAGAAGGGCATTGTAGATAAGTAGAAATTCCAGATTTAATAGGAAATTGTTTTTCACATTTAGAACATTTAAAAATAATTGTATTATTTTCCTCATCTGGTGGAAGGGCTATTTTAGATAATTTATTTCCACAAGATTGGCAGGATAAAGTTGCTCTGGTAGGAAACTTGAGAGTTTTTTGTTTTCCACATTTACTACAAGCTATAGTAAAATGATCCATTAATAATTATACCTTCCAAATCAAATATCAAACTTTATTATAAAAATACCCCCTTATCTTTCTATCCAAGTTCACTTAGTCAATTTCAACCTTGATTTAATAGCTACCTTTAATACTGGAGTAGTTTCAGGCTCTGGAACAGGGAATGATAATTTCCAAGATCTACCCAAAGGATGATTTCCAGAAAAACTTTCTCCCTTCTTTACAAGAACAGAAGGAAAAACGTCTCCGGGATCTTTGAAAGAAATAGGAGACAATAAAACATCTTCATTAAATTTGATATCCCCGCATCCGCAAGATTGGCAACCTAAATGACGATTTCCCTCTCCAGATATATTAGTTTCCTTCAAACAATTTTCACACTTAAAAGAGGCTTTCATTTTTGAATTACCTCCGTTTTAGTTTTTACCATTTCTTCAAATTCGGGGCATCCACATTTAGGACATTTCTCAGGAATTTTCCCCCCATAAGGAGAAAAAATGGTACTGCATTTTCCACAAATGTATCGGACAACTTTAGAAGAATAATTTTGGATCATATGCCCTCCTATGATTTCCCCCGTGGGTGGGGGAGGGATGACCTGATTCGCGGAGGGCACCCGAATCAACCTTGAATCATCCCCACGTCTAGGAACGGAGGGACCCAGACGCTTTTCCCCCGCTTGAAACGCCCTCCAACCAAAAGGGAAGGGGGTTTTGCCCCCCTTCCCTCAAGACAACTTACGAAGAGGTCAGTGCCCGAACGAAGCCATTCTGCAGACCAATCTTCATGCCCCAACGCTGATACAGCTTATACCGCATCCGGTTGGTGGTCCACAGGCCGTAGGGATCTGCCGAAAGGGTAGAAACTTCCAGCCTACGACCAACCCCAAGATACCGCAGATTACCGAAAGCCAGGAAGGCAGTATCCGCCCCCGTGGTAGACGGCATCTTGATAACCTCCGAGTACGGATAGCCCAATATCGTCCCGGAAGTGGGCTGACCGATGGTATCATAGAAGATCGGACGGTTGTTGCTATCCTTCAGAGAACGGATCAGATGAAGGATCTGTCCCTGCATCCAGAACCGAGCACCCTGCTTCCGCAGACCGTCCAGCTTACCGATCATCTCCGACAGATCAGTAAAGGTCATATCGGAGAACGAAGATCCACCAAGGGCAACTGAATAACCAGCCCCCGTAGCATCAAGGATTCCGAAAAACGGAGAGCCGGAACCATTGAACGCCTGATTATCCAACTCCTGCCCCGCCGCTTCCGCGAGAGCCGCCGTCAACCAAGAAACGATATCAGAACGGGCGTCCATCAGGGTGGCATTCTTCACAACACTGTACGCTGAAAGCTCGTTAGCTTCCAGTTCGACTTCCGTGACTCCCGGCTCCGACTGACTGGTGGTATTTCCCCAGACAACCGAAGCAGCCGCAGTCTCAGACGGGAAGGACTGCTTGTCAGAAGACATAGGCCAAATCCGGGCGTACTGAAGGACTACAGAAACCTCGCGGGCGAAGGCAAGGATTTCCGAATCCACGATATCCGGGAGAGGGAAAGCGTTCCCGGAATCTCCGATGGCCGTCTTGATTTGGGGACCAAAGATCTTCCAAAACTGGTCCTTGGCACGCCAGTCCTGAAACAACGTATGGCGAAGGAAGAGAGCGAAGAATTTCGCCATTTCCACCCGAGTCTTATCATCGATGGTATGATTCGGATGGACCGTTTTGGACATAAGTTCCTTGCCCTGGAAGGCAAGTTCGTAATGCCCCATGATATCCTTCAGTTCCGGGGAAGCCGAGGATGCCGAAGGACCTTCATGCGGATTCGGGGGGAGAATTCCCCGTTCCACTGCCTTCTTATAAGCCTCCAACGCATCTCCTTGCTGATCGGCCTTCTCCTTGATCGTATTAAGACTGGTAGCCATCTCCCTAACGATCCCTGCCAACTCTGCAATGGGATCAGGGGGGTTCACGTTGGTACGATCTTCCACTTCAAATTTCTCGACACTCTCATCTGCGATCTGCTCCGGAGTGGCGAGGATCAAAACTCCCTTGTCCGACTTGATATACTTCTTACTCATGACTTTCCTCCTTGTTAAAGGTTAATGGTTTTCATTGCCTTTGCTACTTCAAGTAAAGCACTCTTCAAAGCAGTTAATGATTCCTTGTTGAATTTCTCCTTGGGAGGATTTACCCCCTCCCTCTTGCCTTGTTCAAAAGCCTCTCGCAAAATCAGGGAAGAACTTCCCCCATTATTGGGAGTCCTCGGGATCTCTTCAAGGGCTTTCGCCAAAGAGTCCTGGATACCCTTCATTTCATTTGAGATAGAAGTAAGGGATTCTGTATTAACCAGTTTCCCATCCATCTCATCCATCCTCATCATAAGATTCTTTATATCCATTTCGCACTTCTTTAACCGCTTGTTCATCTCTTCCATCGTCACTTTTTCTTCCACCTCAATAGATTCGACAACTTCCGAACTATTGATAGTATCCTTAATTTCAGTAGGAACGTCTATATTTTCTTCTTCTGATTTAGGAGGTTTGATTTCCTCCCCTTTTATCTTTTCAGAATCCTCTACTTCACTCTCCTTAGAATCTAATTCTACAGGAACCTGTACTTGAATAACTGTCTCATCCACAATCTCTGTTTCTGATTTATCCAGTTCCCCCACCACATCATCTTCTTTATCTGGACGAGGGATAAGAGTAGCTCCAGTCATATATTTCAAAAGGTCATCGTCTTTAAATCCAAAATTCTTTCCCTTTAAAGCATTCTGAACTGCGCTAGGATTTGACGGAACGGCACACCCAGAAAGCTCCAAAAGTTCATGACGAACGTATTCCCTTCCGTAAGGATTCCTGTTATTTCCATCTTTGTTATCGTCTTCAATAGGATTCCACTTCATCGGAATAAATCCTACGGAAGAAGCATTAATTATTTTTTCGTTATATAAATCTAAAATCATATCTGCGAAAGGATAAAGACCCTTGGTAGGAAATTGAAGTAAAAATTCCATGCAAGCAGGATCTTTCTTTCTAGTAACTCTCAAAGCTCTAGCGAGGGGAACGGACCCATAATTATGAGCCCAAAGGAAAACAGGATTTTTCTTGTAATTATCTAAATCCCAACCTGACAAACGTATGATATCTCCATCTCTATCTTTAGTCTCATCCGTTCCTTTCATAGACAACGTTCTTTTTGTCATATCAACGGATTTAACCACTCCAGAATAATCAGAACTAAAAATTTCCTTCCCTTGATATTTTACCGGAACTCCATCCTGACCTTTCAACTGAGTAGCCATATTATCCTCCTTCTTTAACTATTATGAAACTGTTTAATTTCCTACTCATTAATCAAGTAATGACTATCCGGCACGATTATTTCTACACATCTGCATGAAATCACCTGATGTGCAGGACCTTGAGGATCTCCAGGATACCTAAGAGAACTACCATCTGCCATAACCCAAGGATTTCCTACTTTAACTGTTTTACCATGTTGTAAACGATGTTGTAATCTTACTTTTTCGTCCATAGCCGTAAACCACTCCTTTTCCTTGAAACCAGATCTACCTATCGCCAAATTCCTACCAGCATTAGCCGTTCCTATAATTTCAGTACGAGCAATTGTTTTAGCCCTACTAACAGAAGCATTAAAGACACTCCTGATACGATCCGCTATTTGGTCTATGGTTTCCCCTTTTTCATACGCCTCCATTAATTCTACTCGAATTTGATCTTTAATAGTTTGAATAATTCCCTTAATCTCTATATTTTTCATAGATAGAAATGCTAAAGCTTCTGGATCAGAAAGATTAAAAATCATAGAACTTCCTATATCATCTAAAAGTGTAGTAAATCCCACTATTAAAGCCTCTTCATAAATAGGGTCAGTGAACCTAGAAATATTCCTAGAATCCTCTGGGAAATTCTCATCATCTAGATCTTTGGGAGCTTTAATATTTTTGTACAAATTACTTAAAGATCTTTTCCTCATATCTGCAAAAACTCTGGTTACTTTCTTTTCAAATTTTTCCTCTAATCCTTTTGTTTTTTCAATAAGATTATTCCAACTCTGTTCATTCTTAGCATCATTACCAGATTCCTTTATCCTCTCTCCTTCCCCCAACGCCTTCGGAGGTTTGGGAGGAGGTTCGGCAGGAGGCGCAGGGGGCAACGCTGGCACTGTTGGCTTTGGCGGATTGAGGGCACGATCCACCGGCTGCAAATTAACAGGGACAAAAGCGACATCCCGCCAAGGTTTGCTATTAAATCCCATATCAAGTCGCTGATTGATCTCATTTGCAGTGAACCCCATTTGCCACATTTTATAGCCAGTTTCTATTTTTTCCTTCAACGCTTCTTTTAAAGCCGTTACAGTGGTAACATCAAATATTAATTTAAGATCAGAACCTTGACGAAAGAAAATAAAGTTTAAAGCTGATGTAACTAATGACATTAACGGAATGTTGGTGCCTTCCCACCATAACTTGATTTCCTCGCGGCTGGTATTATGAACTACAATATTATTACAAATAAAATTATGTCTTCCTTCAACTTCTAAATCATACACATCCTCTTCACCAAATTCCTCAACGGAGGTTGCTTTTGCTACCGTAAATCCATTGGGAAGAGCCTTAGTAGCTATGCCTAAATCAGAAGCATATTCTAACTTGGTTTTATATTTATTACTCTTTAATTTAGCTATTCTTGTTATATCAGAGGGATCATCAGATCCAATTTCAGTGGGGTTTCCTATAGATATAGAAAAAATAATCTGATGACCAAAATTAGTATCACGTTCTATCCTATTAACAGGGCCATGAAGAATACCCAAATAATCTAACAAACAAGCCGTATCTTTCATTAATTCTTCATTACAAGAACCTATATCACATTGTCCACTTTTATATATACTTCCATCAGTATCCATATATCCTTTAATAAATTCTAAAGCCCCCTCTTTACCAGAATCCCAAACGAATTGGGGTATTCTCTTATTATGACTATCCTTTACCATATCCAATTGAAACAAACGATCCACTAAGGTTCCATAGCAAGATATCCCAAATCTTTCCTTATTTATGATTACAGAATCCCCTTTTCGAATGCTATGTCCCCATCTAGTTTTTAAATTCTTTTTATACTGAGACAAATTAGTCATTAAGTCAGAATAAACATCTCTTAACTCTTTTTTCTCCTCAGGGATAGCCAAACTCACAAAACCTAATTTAGCCCCAGGACCCTGAGAAATACTACCATCTCCAGTAAAAGCCCCAGAAAATTTACAAAATTCTAAATCAACTTCTTCCCCTTCACCGATAGAAAGTCCTTTTGATACTACTACAAAATCACCCCTCTTCAATTCCGCCATGGGCTTCCAAATCAATTCCCCCTCATATTTATGTTTTGGAAGTTTAAAAAATCCATCCACCTTTTTTTGCAAAACTAATACGGGGTGATCGTAGCTAGCCCTAAGTTTATAATTCCTAGTATTCAACTGATATATCTTTTTCTTTCCTTGATACCAAGAAGCCACCACCTTGCTTTTCTCAGGTCCATTTTCTCCCAAGGACCAAACATAGTCCCCTGATTCTACGTCTGCTATAGAAATTCCCCCCTTATCCACAGTATACACTCTCTCTGTAGCCGGTATACAAGCATAGTTGATATCTTCCATAACCGAAACTACTGCTTTTTTCATTCCAAAAATTTGGTAAATTCTTTCCGCAGTAAGTTTTCTTAACTCTCCAAATTCCATATCTTTTTGAGTCAAACCAGTTTGAGTATACTTTAAACCTTGTTCCAAAACTGCTATTCTATGAGCTTTCTTAAATCCCTGATGACGAGCTTCAAATTGCTCTCTAGTACGACTAAATTGTTTATCGCCTAATTTCTGTTCAGTAGAAATAACACCCCCCGGAGAAGCCCCCTCATCAAAGAATACTGAAGTATAAAAAGAGGCTTTGTAATCAACTACTATGCTCATCTTCCCAGCTTCTAATGGGGACATTCCCTTCAAAGGATCATAGGGATTAAATAAATAAATCCTAGCAACTTCATCTACGTGTAAAGGAATACCTTCTGCCGCTGGAATTACTCCTCCATCAGTAAACTGACCAGATTGATTATAAAGCCACCCTAACAAAAGATTGGTTTTAGGATCTTTCATCGGACGGATAAATTTATTCCTTACCACCCAAAGAGATCCAGGAGGATTCAACCCCGGAGGATAAGGAATAATGAAAACTTCCCCATCATGCAATAAATGGGTAATCACAGACTCTACAAAGGAATATCTATCAGTAATATAATTAGGACGGGAAAACAACTGAGACCAAGGATCTGAATCAGGGAGGGGTTTGTATTCCCCTTTACTCCCAAAATTTCTAACGACTACCAACGGAACTTGAGAAATAGCTTTAGCCGTAGTAGAAATACAAATATAAACCAAATCTGATTTTCTATACGGCTCTCGCATTACTTCATCTTCATTTACTCCTAACAATTGTTTATTTCTAAGGAAAACAGCGTCGATAGCATTTTTGGTAATTGGACTCTTACGGAGGAGTTCAAGCCTAGTCGCCATTTATTTCTCCCATTTATAAAACACTTGAGACCTATAATAATTCTTATCAAACAAAATCTCGATTACTTTCTACCATCCCACCTTCTATTCCCATCTTCATTAGGAACATTTCTTTCTTGAACAGAAGAAATTGACGATGGATTTTTGATTGCCGGCAGTACGAATTCCTTAACCACAAAAAGAATTAAACAACCCGCTAAAAGAAGGCATTGTATCAAAACTCCAATTTTTAAATTATTTATTTTATTATCTACCCCAATTTTTAATTCAGATATCTTACCATCTGATAATCCATTTGCTCTTACCACATCTGTTTTATGAGACTCAAATGATAAAGCCAATTGAAATACTGAATTTTTTATTTCTCCAGCTTCTGATCTAAATCCTTCTGCTACTATTTCAATTCTAGCCAATTTAGCTAGATCATTTCCCCTATGACTACAACCATCTGATATTAATTTATCTACTTTCTCATCTAAATCACTTACCCAATCTTTAATATTCAAAGTAGCGGATTCCTCTCTACCCATTTTATCTCCCGGTGAGAAAAGAATTTGTCCTTCAGGACCAATATCATTTTTCCTCGCATAATCCCTTTTTTGAATAGTCATAATTAATCTTCTTCTGAGGAAGATTTCTTCTCCACATCCTCCAAAATAAAATTTACGTAATCTCTTATTAAAAATCTAACGGTGATTCCTACTGCAAAAATTATCAAAACCCAAAAAGTTGCTTTAGCTACCGATTCTGCCAATAATTCATTAAACATTATCTATACCTCCGTTAAAGAAATCGCACTAATTCTCTTTCTACATCTGCATAGTCCATAGAGAAAGCCAACATCATACACTCAGCCTTATCTGGACTACGGCCCCCCAAATCCTTTTTAATCGTTTCTTTATCCACTATTTTAATCTTTCCGCTACGAAGAAACTCTACCTTCATTTTAGACAATTCATGAGCTAATTCATCATCGTCTATAGCAACTAGTCCTGCTTCAAATAGCTTTTTCAAATTCCAATAATATTGAGCACGTTTATTAAGAAAAGTTTTCGCATCATCAGGATCAGAAGAATCCGGAGGTTCCGCAACATTTACTCCATT